TTTCAGTAATCGTCATTGAAGTGATTATGCCAGATACATCAGTAGTAACCGTTGCCTTTGCTTCGATTAACGGGTTCTGATTTAAGTAACCGCCCCCTGTGAATGTCACAATAGAACTGTTGCTATAACCCGTTCCGCCCGTAGCAACACTAACAGAATCAATATATCCTATGCCTGAACCCTCCCCAGTATCAATAATCATATCAATATATGGTATGGTTGCAATATTTTCACTGCCTATAAGTTCATCTTCGAAAAAAATTACTTCGGTATTCTCTAGAGTACCAATTTTAAATCCCGCGCCTACTCCTGTATCAATCTGCGGCATTGTCAATTCGGTTCCCGACCCATCAACCACGACTGATGTATTTCCGCCTATGAAGAAGAACTCATTTTCTATTGTGCTAATTTCTAAAGTACCGGCTGATTGACCAATCAGCTCGCCTCTGAAATATGTATTTGCGGTCGAAAAAGTATTCGCGGTGGTGGCGCTAAATTCGATAGAGTCAACAGAAATGTTTTCGGATGCCGAAACAGTCGAAAATACTTTGCTTTTTTTACTTCGTATGGTATTATTAGCAACAAAATCCTTTGTTGCTGAAACTACATATTCTGTGTTTGAATTTTTCTGCGTTATCGTTCCGGTCGCGCCGATGAATGATACAGTCACATTCGAATCAATCGTGCCAACAGCGCCCGAAATTTCACCTATGATATCCGAATTTGCCGAAAAATTGCCGAAGGCGTTACTTACAGTCATGACACTATTTGCATCAACACTCACAAGCGTACCGAAGTTATACAATGTGCTTACTGTATTTGTGGTGTTAGCTAAAAATTCTCTCTGATAAACTTGCTCGCCTGGCGTGAAGGCGCCAGTGTTTGCTGTTAAATTGAAAAGATATTCGCTTTCTTCTTCCAATTCGCTGTCTAATTCATATAAAGTATCAGCCCCGAGAGTCAATACTTGAGTTTTCATAAAAGTTTCGCCAACATCTAACTGGACATTTAAAAACTGCGATAATATGTCATTTATTGTCTCAGTTCCCTTTCCCATAACAAGACCTGTTATGGGAGCCGTATTTGCAATGAAATTGCCAATCAGTTCGTTGCCTGGTGATATTGCAGCGAAAAGATCATTACCGTCGCTAGGCAAGAAATTAATTTTTTCTATTCTCTGGCGTAAAATATCACCTACTGCAAAAGTCGTGGTCGTATTATCAAGAATAGCTATGACATCTGATATAGCTATTCTTGTTGTATCCGTTAATGTATAACCATATCCCCCGTCTATCAATTCGAAATTAATGCCCGTGGATTGATTTGTTGTAGATGAAACTGAGACAACTCCATTTTTACCAAAATCAGAAACAACATCGAACGAATCTCCTATAAGATTACCGCCGGGATCGTCCTGAGAAGAAGTAATAGTTATATCAGTAAGCGAACCCGTTACTCTCGGCGCTCCTTCCAGAACGCCGTCGTTAGTAACAATTTCGCCGAAAAGGAATTCGCCTTGAACTTGGCTTAAATATAAAATATCAATTAATCTGTTGCTTGATCTTTTTGTAACAATTGCATCAACGAATGCCTTTGCTCCAGAGACAGAACCAAATATCTCTTTATCGACAAAACTCAATGATCTATCGGATGAAAGAACTTCTATATATTTTGGCGTAACCCATAATGAATCAGATGCTCTAAGAACATCTCGACCAGGATAATATACTTCCGAATCGGCATCAAAAAGTAATCTCAATAAAAGCCTTACAGATTCGTCAGAACCTTTTGTTCTATATAGGTCAATGATATTTTTTACAAGAAATCTGTCGTCAGTAGTCGACACGAAAGGAAGACCTTCGAGATATTTTTTTCTAAATTCATCAACGAATTGATCATAAGTAGTATCAATATCTTTTATTTCGAACATGTCTCTATTCATGACATGTCCATTTTCTTCAAGGTATTCGTAATATGCCTTGACGAATGCTACTAGAACGTCACCATCTTCTCTGTATATAGAAGGAAACTGATTCTCTACGAATTGAGATATTGTTTTGCTGATATCATTTATTGCCATTATTCAGATACACTCGTTATTGTTATTGTAATATCTTCGGGTCTGATGAATGAGACGTGTTCTGATGGTGTTTTTATATCATCTGTTCTAATATTTCCATAGAATTTTATAGCATCACCGAGGTAAGAATCAACCACAAACCCGTCTATTCCTACTAGACCTGTTTCGTAATTCACAGTGCCCACATTCTTTTCTAAAAATTGTACTGTAGTTCCTGCATTTGAAAGAATATCTAGAGTACCATTTCCATTATCTCTTAAATAAGCATCCTGTCCTTGGTATGTAAACACCGAAGAAACAACAGCAGTTTCGACACTTTGTACTGATGTGCTCAATTGCTCCTGATCTCTTTGTATGAATAGCGAATTGCCAAACCGTATCGAATAGTTATCTGGGATATCTGGCACTGGAGTAATTTCAAGTATCAGTCTTAGATCTGTTTCATTTGATAGAATACTTTCTTCGGAATCGTCAATCATAGCAGTAAGTTTTGAAAAGCGAAGTGTATTTTTAAAATCACCAAGGTTGCCATCTGAATAATCCAAGATTGCACTTTGTACTAATCCCTTGACATCTGTTGAAGATTTTATAGTATTTTTGGTATTATATGTAATATTAGTTCTTATATCAAAATAAGCAAATTCAGCAGGAACTACAATCGGCTCAACCGTAAGTGCACTTCTTTCTTTAAGAAATTGACGATATAGTTCACGGCTATTTGTACTTATATTGCTATAATCTTGTAGCGCGACTGATATTATAATTCTACCATATTGAGGGGGATCAAGAGTTTCTCCACCGTAAACAGCAACCGTTCTTACTTCCGGGAAACTTCTTTTAAGTAAAATTTCATAATCTTTACCCACAACTGCTCGTTCCTGGACTTGAATTGCTTTGGGCGCGAAATAGCGAATAGATTTCAAATCTTCTCTCTCCGCGCCACCTCTTGATGCCGTACGCAAAGAAATAGTAGCAGCAAATCCTTGTATGGTTTCAGCCGGCTCAAAACTCGTAATTCCATTTCCTTCTTCGCCTGTCGTTGTTCTATATGTAACTTCTATTATAGATCCAGCCTTTGGCTCCACGCCATAAACGTCATTGCCGAAAAATATTTCATATGCATTTCCAGTGTGCGCTTGTAGAAAGAAAGATTTATCGGTTGAAACTCTATTATACAGATCAGGTGAATAGATATATTCTTCACTGAAATCGTTTTCGATGATTCTAACTTCTAAACTTTCAATGTCAACGTTCTCATTCGAAATCAGATATCTTTGATTCGTGGTAGCGCTCGGATCAAATAGTTCGGTTATATATTCTCCCTCATGAATATCTAGATTATTAAATCTATATTCGCCGTTGCTTGGAGTTATTGTAACAGATTCTTTAGTGTGGAAAGTATATGTATCAGAACCGCAGATAGCGCGAAATTTCGTCTTGGCCGGCACGATTACAAATGTAGGATTGCCGGAAGTATTTAAAGTGATATCCACCACTGCCCTAGCAGATGATCTCGAGCTAGGCAAATAGTTCAGTTCTTTTGCATGTGATATTACAGAATCTCTTAACTGCGCTGAGTCGAGAAACATTTCACTAATTGCCATGTTTGTATAAAAGTTATTCTGGAATGTATTATACGAAAGTACATCCAAAAGAACATTCATATTAGAACCTTCGTAGTCGTAATCTTTGAAGCGTTCTTGGCCTTGCAAATACGCTGTCAAACCCGCTTTTAGCTCATCAAAGTCAAGATTAGTTACAGGAAATTTCTTTGTTGACATTTATCTTGTTCTTTCTAGTGTGAGTTCTAGTTCTATGTTCTCAGGTATATTTATTATATTAAATATGATAGTAATGAAAATGCTATGATCATCATCAGTTGGCTGGGCATTTACCGAAATTAAATTGCATCTCGGTTCATATTGTGTAATTGTATTTTTTATGTTTCTTTCTATTGATATTTTAGTTTGCGGCGAAAAATTCTCAAATAAATTTCTTCTTATATCACAGCCTATATTAGGCTGAAAAAGCCTTTCTCCTCGATCAGTAAGCACAAGATTCTTTATTGATTCCTTTATGGCAGCCTCGTCAGTATTTCTCGACACATCGGAATTTAGAGGACTTAACAGCATATCCTTTCTCACATCGGAATAAAATAAATCTTTTCTTCTGCTTCTAGGTGTGATTATTTGAACCATGGTATTTCCTTATTTATACACTATATAGTCTTTGTTGGTGGTAGTTTAGCGCATTGCCAAGTTCTCTTGATAAACCGTTCGTATTCCATGATCTATTACCTGGCGATTGTCTATTTGTTCTCATATCTACGTGGAGAAACCCCATATCAGCATAATATGCTATTCCGTTAAATCCGTTTGCACTTGCTAGAGGCACAAATCTGATTGCTTGTGCCTGTGACATTCTAACATCTAAAGCGAGTGCTTCCGTGTGAGCAGATTTACTAGCACTGCTTGTTGTTCTGTTTTCTTGATATTCTTGGCTCCTATAAGCAGAATTTATTATGTATGAACTACCAAGTTCTTGTGCGATTTTTTGTAGTTTTGCAAAAAGTAAAGGATTGTCTCTCACTATAACTTTCCACCCCGCGCCGTCGTAGCGCTCACCCCATCGTGGGGCATAATTATTATTTATAACACTAGGAGCAAAGCTGAAGAAGCCGGGCCAACCTGATTCTGAAACATTCGATATTACTGCTGCCTTATCGGAATCTGATATGGGAAATCCCGTGATTCTTGCGGGTGGAACGCCGATGATTGATGATACACCATTATTACCTGCTCTCGATGATCTAAGGGCGGCTTCTTGCGAGGAGGCTTGTAATTGCTGTCTTTCAAATCTCATACCACCAGCAGCCGTAACACTAGAAATATTCATATTTGAAAGGTTGGTGAAATCGTTTAAAGTATCATTACCCCTAGCAAGAACTGATGTCATGTTGTTTAGAGGATTTTGTAAAAAACTGCTAAGAAAATCGGAAACTTGACAAAGTCTAGTAAGCATCCAAACTACGAGTTCAATCACGGGTTTGTCAAATTGATCATATAATTGTTGAACAATTCCACTTGTCAAATTTTTAATACTTGCTTCATTATCTTTAGAATAAAAATTTTCCAAATCCATTATTTCTTTGGCCAGGGCATCAACTGATCTGCCTACAAATCCTATGCTATTTTTGATATTGGACATAGTTTGTCTTGCTTTATTGATTAGATTTTCTATGATGGTCATAAATGTACTTTGTATAGCGCTTAACATACCCGGCACAGAAATATTAGACAACGAGGCGAGGCTATTAGATAACTGTACTTGAAAACTTCCCATGCTGTTGAAAAAGTCGAAGAAATCCGAAATGAAACTCAAGAATGAAGAACCACAAGCACCTGAAGATATAGAAGATCCATAATTATCATTAAAGAATATATCAAGAGAATTTATAAGATCAATGAAAGGCTGGCTGGGGTTTGTCGGATCAATTATAGGATAATTTTTATCTTGGAAATTTGAAAGAGGTATTAATGTATTTTTCACGCCGCAAGAACCAGTTCCAGGAGTAATTATCTTTTTAGCAATAGCAGTGACCGAAATTTTACAACCAAGTTCATCGAGAACAAGAACATCACCTACTTTATAATTCGAACCTGAATTTGCAATTGTAACGAGTGGCGATCCGTTATTACCAACCACCACATTAAATGATGCGTTTCTGCCTCTATTGTTTTCTGTTTTTGTAAGTGAAACATCAAAAACTACGTGACCGGGGCTATATGAGCCTCCTTTGACCTCGCCACTTATGACAATACGAGAACTATCCTTTATTCTTAGAAAGCCTGTTACTTTCAAATTACCACTGATACCCTCGATGCCAACTCCAGTTCCGGTAACTTGTGCTTCGCTAAATCCAGCAGCATCTAATTCATTTCCGGTTATCACGCCTCTAAAAGAACCGTCTTTTTTAATTGTTCCTTTTGCTCTACCAGTTAATATGCCTGGGGTGTTGTCAATGTAAGTGGACAATTTTTTATGAATTCCTGGGACATTTTTTTTAGAGCATCCGATGAAATTTACTGACGTGACTATGCCCGGTATACTTGTCTCCTCGCCGCAAACTAATTTGCGGCGAGCATTTTCGGCATTTATCAAAATTATTAGCGAATCAATATCAATTGCCGAACGGTCCAAAAATTCCGCAAGTTCTTCTGTGTTGACAGGAGATTGTTCTAATTTTTCATTTATCACATCGAGATTCGACAGATCGGTTGATCTTAGAATTTCATTTAAATCTGTATTTGCTCTTGACAACTTTTCCTTATTGTACTTATTTGCTGCACTCTGGCCGAAATCCAATATTTCATCGAAATCAGCAATTTCGATATTATCGGGTCTTAAAAAGGAATTCGAGTTTCGAGCAGTTAACGATGTGAATGGGTTACATGTCATAGTAGTTCTCCATTATCATCCAATGAGGAAGTAGCACCTGCTCTCCCAGTGGAATTTTGCGTCGTGTTTTTACTCACCACACTCTTTTTAAGTTCTTTTCCAATGCCAGACTTCAAGGCCCCGGGATATACTGTTGCCGCAGGCGTTGCTGCTGTAGGCAAACCAGATTGGCCGTTAGCCAGTTGGATCACATCGTCGATTGCAACAACAGATGCATTCAAACTAACTTTAGCACCTCCGCCGATAATAGCATGATCTGCTTCGACAGAATATGTTCCTGTCGCGGTGGCATGCATATTCTCACCCGTCATATGTATGCCGCCATCGCTTGTCATGAAAGTATCACCAACTGATTTTATTGTAGTTTGACCCGCGGTATTTAAGAAAATATTCCCTTCTCCTTGGCTACTTAAACTCATATCTTTGTTGCTCGCAAAACTCATTTGTCCCTTTGAAACAATATCCACTCTATCTTCACGGGCAGTTAATGCTATTCTTGCGGCGGCTAAATCTATAGCATCGCCTATATTCATATTCAGTTTTCCTGCAGCAGATAGGTTAAGATCACCGCCGGTGCTGATGTTTATATTTCCTTCTGATCTGATATCGAGTGCGCCATCTTTGACGGCTAGAGTATATCCACCATTGTTTATTTGTGTTTTCTTGCCTTTTGTGTGCTCATACATATTTCCTCTGGTGACATTATGCATGTCACCAAAAGATTTAATTAAAATCGAACCGTCTGGCGTAAGTGTTATGTGCGTGCCATTTGTGTGCACTATATTAACAAATTCATCCTCGTCTTTCTGACCTGAAACTTCTATATACGCACCGCCGTGTCGTGATTGCCATATCGAACTTTTTACAGAACCGCCAAAAGGCATACTTGGCTCTTCATATTTTTGTTCAACATCGCCATTTGTTTCTTCGGTGTACGTATCTTCGACTTTGTTGGTTTCTGCAGGAAGTGAAGGAGTTTCTTCGACATTTTCGCCAGTCATCTGTGAAGGCAAAGGGCCGAGTCCTATTTTATCAAGAAGCAATTTACTCGGAGTTGTATAATTATCAATTCCTGCATTCGGATTGATAGGAGCATTGGGATCAATCGACATAATTAATTACCTCCGCTGGTATGCGCAATAAGTGCTTGTTCAGCATATGCTTGGGGTTTATTCGCTCTTCTAGCAGAACCATCCGAGCGCTCATAATATATGTCAAATGATTCCGCAGCAGATGTAGCGCTTGAAGTGCTTCTAAGTTCTGTAGCAGCCCTAGTTTCGCTATTGACAAGTTCCCATTGTATGAAATCGAGTTGTTGTTCGAATGTTGCTTCGCGAACGTCAGCAACTCCCATCACGCTTTTTGCATTTGCCACTCGTTCCGGACTGCCTATAGAATTCCATTGAGCAAGACCGAATGATTCTTCAATTCCGTTGCTAAGATATGCTCGGGGATCAAGTCCACTTTCTTTCTGCAAGTTACCGACGATACCGGCTGCTTGTTCTGGAGTCCATCCCTGGTCAATAAAGTAATCCATTGCTTGTTGAGCTCTCTCGCCGTTTGTTCCTGATAGTGGTGGAAGATCAGCGGCACTGATCTGTCCTGCTCTTTGATCATTTACAGCAGCCTGTGCGGCAAGCCTCGGATCGACTTGGCCATCACCGTAACCTATAGCACCATCATAAGGTATGCCGAAATGTGCACCGTGGATAACGCCGATGATAAACGGGTGCTGTGCATCTCTGCCGTCCATGAAAAAACCGAAAACCCAGTCGCCTTCTTCGGGCACACTGAAGAATGAACCTCCAGTACCGTTTATCATAAATGCCCAGGGTAAATCCTCAGTCATTACTTCATTTGTATTAAGCGGCGGATGAAAACCAAACGCCCTTACTCTTATTCGACCATGATTTATAGGATCATCGCGATCTTCTACAATTCCCATAAACCAAGTTAGATTCTGTAATCCGTCACCATTAAGTTGCATCTGGGTCTTTTCCTATTCCATTACGAGTTAGAGTCAATTTCTGTATATAAGTGTTCTCATAGAAAATGTTACGGATTGTTTCTACAAGATAAAACCCGCTTGATCTTCTGTCTGTTGTATCTTCCGATCCGCTGGAAGCCTGATATTTCATAAGGTCGAGCGAAACAGTACTTCCTGCAACTATATTATTATTTCCGTATATGGAAATATCTACCTTATTTCTATTGGTATGATATAAATATGTGCCTTTTCTATTATAGATATCTGCGTAGTTAGTATTTGGTCTCACGCCTGCCCCCGCGGAAACTCCTTCCGTAGGATAATCTTTTATAAACCATCTGTCCTGAGTTTCCAATATTCTTTCTTCGCGGAATTTCTTCGTATGAAAAAGTTCAAGTTCAGGATTATTTTGATCAAATTTGTCGACTATAGAATAAGGTTTTCTATTAATGACATTGTGTAAAGTATCAACTTCGTATGCAGCTCTAACGTAACCGCCGCCGTTTATGTCATCAATAGTGTTTACAATTTCACCATAATCTATTTCTATAATTGAACTTTGGAGACGAATTTGACCCTCAGGTGATTGATCTACATCGAATGATTGTGAGAAAATATACGAACCGGTGTATATTTCTTTCTGTAGATATTCATTCGTTGCGAATACATAGTTTTTTCTATTTTCGAAAAAATGATAAGTCTGTGAAAAACTGCTTGCATTATAGGCTCTCTTCGCAAAGAAAAACATTGTCTGCTCTGGGCTGTAGTTAGGAACTACTAATCTTTGATTGCCGTCAGTTTCTTGAATTATCAATGGCTTTGCTTTGCTTTCACTTGTGCCGGCCTTTAATACTTCATCCTCGGGGTTGTTTTTGAATATGGAAGGAGCAATTTCTGCGCCGTAATATTTGTCATAAACGGTTTTTACAAATTCACTTATTTTATCGCCTTGAGATCTATTTGCAGCAGGTCCAGCGAACGCTTTCATGATGCTTGCATTTTCCGAATATACTTTAGGTCGCGAAGTAAAATGCATCGTGTATTCCCACATCGTAGATTTTCTAGGATCGGCCTGTCTCACATCAGAAACAGAATATAAGAACATTTTATCTACGTGCTTCGTCCCGTAGAAATCGCTGTAGCTAATTTCTATGAATTCTTCACCCCTCAAGGGAAAATCTTGTAGCAAACCTACCGTATCAAACATCTTTGCAGAGCCACGGATCGAACCCCTTTTCATTGATTCTTCAATTTGAAAGGAATGAATAAGCGCCTTTATATCGAAAGTTTTCGAAAAGTCATAAGACTTTATAATGAAACTGTGCAATTCAAAATAGCCAGCCTCTTTAATAATTCCACTTTCAGCCATTCATTACCGCCTTTAAATCTGTTTCAAACTTATCTGAAAATCTATTATCAATGAGATATATATTTCTTTTGTTGTCATTGATAATATTTTCATATTCATAATACCGAATAGCTCGCCATTCTCCTTCGATGATATTGCTACCATTTTCGAATGTAAATGTATTTATTGTAGTTTCAGTATTTGCTATATTCTGATAATAAACGATGTTATCTGTTATCGTTTCGTTCTGGCCCCATATAAGAACAGCATATCCAGTAGCACCGGATTTTTCTGCATATTTCTTTTTGAAATTTTCTTCGAAATCTATAGAAGATAGTGGCCATTCGCCATACATATCCATAATATTATTTGCAAAGTACACAAGCCATACCTTTTCTTGGCTGCCGTAATAAAACTCGGCGATATGCTCGGGTCTGTCGTCATTGCGAACTACATAAGGCAGAAACACAAAAGGATCACCAAAAATATCTTCAATGATTTTGGTTCGCTTCATTATGTTAACAGCAGAGCGATCATTATAAGTAACTTTAGGAAAATATTTAAAATAGTCCGACATTATTAGCCTCCAAATTCGTCAGCTGTCCAGATTTCAGATTCAATGAATTCCATCGAAATATTAATAAAGGCTGGTGCTGAACCGTTATTACCTTTTATCATTACATTACCGTTAGGTGAATAGTCAACACTCAATCCTTTCACCATAGACCGTTTGAATGTAAATATCTTAGAAGGATCAAATCCTACAAAATATATATCGACCATATTCGGATAGGTAAGTATACCTCTACTTAAAGACGAGTCACTCCCAGCGCCGACCGCTTTATATTTAGGCAGAATTTTAGATTTCATCGTCCTAATAATTCTATGTATCTCATTCGATTCTGCTTCGCTCTGTGGTGCTAGTGTCCATGAAAAAGCAAAATTTTTCAAATCTACGCCGTCGAAAACAAGTGATTGGTGAGGATTGACTGCCTCACCGGAACCGGAACTTATGGCATCGCCGAGACCAGGTACGATAGAACCCAACCCGGATTTGTTTATGTAGCTTATATACGAGGCTTGATCTGTCAATCCCAGACCCGCAACTCCCTCTGTGGTTCTTAGAGAATTAGCAGCGTCTGTTCCTAAATTACTAGCTGCCGATAGTGCTGACGATACGAAATCTGCAAGGCTTCCCGCAGCTACTGCGTCACGAGCAAGCGCACCTCCTACGCCCAATTCTCTGCCTCCAACTGCTATTCCGAATCGGTCAGTTATTGATGCAGGCAGCGGCAATCCTATCGACCCTACTTCCTTTACACTATCAATGACTCCACTCGAATATGAATACTCTGAAAAATTCATGTATATTCCGTGAGTACTACCTTCAGATGGGTATTGCATACTCGCAAATCTGCCGCGTGATCTATTATTTTCTACCACCTGATCCGGAATCAGGACAGTACCATTTGATCTCATTGTGTTATTATTGGGAGGCATTTACACATTTATCCTTATAAATATAGTTATTATGTTATTTATAAAGGAATAATGAT